ATGAATCATATATCGGAAAAGTAAAGAAAAAAACAAAAAAAACAAAAGAAAATAAAGAAAATGACCAAAAAAAACAAAAAAAGAGGCCCTTTCAGGCCTCTCCAAGCTCTTTTTTTGTTCTGCTGTCCAAATAAGGCCTCCCGATTGAAAGCTGCTGCAGGCAGACAACCTCAGAGTCAACAAAGAACTCATCATGCCGGTTTGCCAGCATCCCAACTCTCATAACTCCTTGCCTTTTATTATCAGCAGTCTGGTTCAATGCCACCATGTGAGTGACATGGGCCAGCTTTCTGATGTCCTCAGCAACATCCTCCTGGGTGATGTCCTTGCTCAATGTTCCTCTGGTGCTCTGTGACCCGGTCACAACAAGGGCCTTCCTTGCCTGGGCCAGTCCACGGAGTGCTCCCCAAGTTTCATCAAGCCTGTGCCGGGTGTCTTTGCTGGCTCCTGGTTCTGGAGCAAGGATATCAGCATAATCCACTACAATGACATCTGGAACAAAATTCTCATAGTACATCATTTGCTCAATCTCATTGTCCAAATCATAAACATTCTTTGACCGGGTTGGGAAGGTCATCAGCTTCAATTTTCCTTCTCCCCCAATCATCCTGCTCAATGCTCCGGCCTTCTTCATTGCTGTTGAGAACTTGATGCCCTCTCTATATTCTGACTTGTAATCAATATCACCTTTGTCTGTGAAGAATGGAATTGAAACATCTTTGCTCTTCAATGGCTTTCCGGTCATACAGCTGTAAATCCTTCTCACCATTTGTTTCTGGCTCATCTCCATTGAGACAAACAGCACTCTGTATTTGTTCATTAGAGCAATGGTGGCAATCCAAATCAGCCACCATGTTTTCCCTCTCTTCATTGGAGCTGTGATTGACAAAAAATCCTCTCTGCTCAGCTGCCCAATAACATCACCAAGCCTTCCTGGAAAGCTGAAGAGTGAATCTTTATCATCCTCATCAAAGGCATCATATATTTCCTTCCTGTCAGACAGAACATCAATGCCAACACCTGATGGTTTTTCAATTCTGTGAAACATTGCCACAGCCTTCTCAGCATCACCAGCTGAGCCCGCAACCAGACAATTTGTTAAAACATCCCGGAGCTTTTCAACCTGCCTGAGCTTGAAATAAATCTCAGCCTCATCAGATAAAAAAGCAACATTGCTATTCTCATCAAGTTCATATTCAAGGCACTGCTGTATGAACTCCCCGGTTGTTTGGTGCTCCTCCTCCTGAACTGTATCTGCTGATGCCTCCCACAATTCAATTATATGTTCTCTGGCTGCTGTCTTGTATTGCTGAAAATAATCCATACACCATCTTGCAACCTTTGAGGCAGTCTTGCTGTTAAAGAGTCTGAAGTCAATTATTGGTTCAAGCTGCCTCAGATATTCTGTGTTTGAAATAAGGCCTCCAATAATTTTCTTCTCATCACCATTGTCAATCCTTCTGCGGACAATCTTGCTCACAGCAATGCTCCTCCGATTTTTGTTTCAAGGCCTTGTTCACATCAAGGCTGATTCTGTTCTTGAACTCCTCTCTTTTGGCTTTGTTCCATTGGTTGACTGGCCGGTAATATCCGGACACCCTTGAGTATACTTCAACTGGCACAACTGTCATTCTGTCCTCCTGCCTCTATTATTTTAAATTGCTGATCATCTCATGAGCTGATCTCATTGCATCTGACAACTCACTTGTGAACTCCATATATCCTTTGAACATCAGGTGCCAGGCAAGGTCAATTTTTATTTCCTTGTCTTCATGCTCCAGCATCTTGTTGCAGATGCAAACAAATTGTTGTTCAAAAAGCCTCTTTGTTTCACTCCTGTCAAAATCCCCTTCTGTGATCCTCTCCATTACATCTTCTGCCACCCCATCAAGGAATTTTTTTTGCTCCTCCATCAAAAATACAAACTGCTTGTGACTGATGTTATTCAACATGGTGTCCCTCCTGGTTTTTAATTTTATGATGCCTTGTATATTATTTTTAGCTTTTCAATTTCCTTCTCTGAGGGATTGATTCTGAATCCATGGACCTTCAAAAAATCTTCAACAAATCTATTCCACCGATTGCCCTCAAACTGAATCATCGATGGGGCTGGCTTGAAGTTCTGGTGATATGGTTCTTTGTTGCTGTAAATACCGTTTTTGTTTTTGAGAAAGTTTATGTGAGTCTTTATGAAGGGAAGAGGCTTTTTGAGTGTTCCAAAATATGTGCTGAAAGATGTATTGCCATAAATTGGCCCAAGAGCAGCTGCTTGCTCCTGCTGCCAATCCATAATTTGGTTGACATCTTTCAACAAGCTCCTCTGGTGCTGCTTTGAAAAATCCTCAAAAGGCTTTCCAAAGAACTCATCACAATAAAGCTGCAAGGCCTCTGGATATTTATTTTCAGGAAGTGGCTCAACCTTCTTGGGAGGGTTGGCCAGAGCTTTGAGGAACACAGAGGCACAACCACCAAAAGGATTATAAAGAGATTCAGCCAAGCTCCGGGGCAATTTCTTTTTTTGATCTTCTGTATATGGCCAATATCCGGTCTTGAACTGCTGGGACATATGCTTGATGCCCTTTGCAATTTCCTGCTTTGTGAATTGCTTGCCCTCTCTTGCCCATTCCTCCGGGACATTATTGTCCTTGCACCACTTGGCATCAATTCCTGTGTACCGGAAAAATGAACCAGCCTCCAGCTGCTGAAATAAGGTGACTATTTTTTTAAGTGTTTTGGAAGGCTTTTTGATGTCATGAGTTGTAGCCTTCTCAATCTTGTTCCATCTGTCAATAAGGGAGGAATATTTTATAATTGCTGTTTCACTCACCTTGACTCCCTTATCAATAACAGAGCTTTTCTTTTTATTAACAATAGGGTCACCTGGTGACCCTATACTATTATTTATAATAGTATTATTATCTTTATTATTATTATGTTCTTGATTTTTTTTATCTACATATGTTAAATTTTTTAATATTTGGGAATGGTTTATTTTATAGTATTGCAGCGGTGGGATGCCTTTTAATTTTGTTTCAATCACTCCAGCATCCTTTAAAATCTCCAGAGCTTTTCTTTGTTTGTGTGGTGTCAGGGTTGTATCATTCTCAATTTGAGACTGCTGATTGAAAAACCATCCATTAGTCTTTTGCAAATCTCCTCTTATGAAGAAATATTTTTCTTTGCTGAGCAAATCACTGAGCAGCAAAGCAGCCTCAAGCCCGAGTTTTTTTGTCAAAGATTTGTTGACTTGCCAATAGGCCTCTGCAAGTAATGTATTGTATAAAATTTTTCTGCTCTCCATTGATGCCTCCTTGAAAATTTAATACTCTATTAAAAATATTTAATACCTTCACCAATCAATATCTGTTCCTGTTATTGAGGCCTTCAAGACTCCCCAGGAAAATTAAAAAAATAAAAACACCCAATAATATTGCAATTATGATTTCAATGATGTTCACAACATCCCTCCGGGGAGATTATTTTTTTTTGAATTTGGGTTTTGGTTTGGTGTGCTGGGGTTGTTCTGCTCTGGCTTGCTCCGATAATTGGTGCAGCCTTATTTTGACCTCAGCCACAAGCTGGGCAAAATCTTGTTTGTAGGTTTGTGGGGTTGTTTTTACTCTTATGCCGTATCTGAAGTTTTTGAAGTCTATTGAGGAAAGCTCTGAATATTCAATTTCTGTGATCTCTAAATTTTTGTCATCACTCATCTGTGTTCTCCTGTGTTTTTTTTGAATCTCCTCCGGGTGGTGGTTTTTAAGATTTTGCCCCGGCCCATTTCAGGAGGACACCATCAATTGGGGCCGGGACAAATTTCTCACACACAGGAGATTTTAATATATTATACTATAGTTAGACAGAAAATCAAAAAAAATTTACAAATTTTTTAAGAATCAAGAAAAGAAAAGAAAAGAACAAAAATTTATAGCCTCAAATCTTTCATAAGCTCCTCTGCATCAGCCTTGCTCATGTCGGCCGGGTCACCATCAGCCAGTGTTAATGTCTCAACAACCACACCAACATCAGCAAGCTCAATGGCCAGCTTTCTTGCCTTTGCCTGGGTGTGCTCCTCCGGGTCAAACAAAATAAATACTCTTTTGAGGCCCATCAGCAGCCTCTTCTGTTTCTCTGTGACTGTTGTTCCGAATGGGCAGACAGCTCCAGCACCAAGCCTCCATACATCAAAAATTCCTTCCACCAATACACAGGCCTCTCCGGGAATGTTATCAAAATTGTACAAAATATCTTTGTGGTGAATGATCTCCTTGTCTGGTGAAAGTGTCTTGTATCTCAGGCCAGACTTCCCGGTCATGTCTCTGCTCTGGAATGAGACAACTTTGCCTTTGCTGAATATTGGTATGATGATTCTGTGGGCCCATTCTCCCAGATGGTTGGTGCCTCTGATTTTATATGCCTTCTCAAGCTCATCTGGATCAAATCTCCTTGACTGAAGATACAGTTGATGCCTTCTCTCCAAAGCTCCTCCGGGAAGGTCAATTTTTTTTGCCCCTCCCTTATTTCTGACCGGCCGGAGAGCTTTGGCAACCTGTTCAAGTGTCTCATATTCCTGTATCAATCTTTCAGCCTCAGCCATCCTGATTCCAGCCAGCTTTGATATTGAGAAGGCTGTACTGTGGCCACCACACTTCCAGCAGACACAAGCTCCTGTTATTGGATTGAAGCCAAGATGATTGCTATGGTCATCACAATGAGGACACTGAGTGTTGACCCAGCCATCTGTTACATTTTTGCCGTGGGTCCAGTACTCCACAAAATGGTCTTCAAAGAGTCTTTCAAAGTCAACCATCTTTTCTCCTCCTCTTTTTTGCATCATACTCTCTTTTGGCCTCATTCCTGCAATCCCGGCAGACTGAGTGGTGATAATAATATGTCACCCACTTTCTTGTTTCCATGCTCTGATACTTTCTGCTGGTTTTGTGGAACTGGTCAAACTCTTTGTACACCTTGCACCTTGTACATCTTTTTTTTATTTTCAGTTCATCAAGATTCATATTGGTCCATCCTCATAAGTTTGAAGGCCTCATCAACAATCGGACCGGAGCATTTGAACCTTTTGCCATCATTGAATCTGATCTCACATTCTCCGGAGTCTTCATTATAAAACAATCTTGCTTTATATTTTTTGACAGTCCACTCCAGAGCCTTCCTGAGTTCTTTTGATTTTTTGTTCTTCTCTCTTGCCTCTCTTCTTGCCACTATTCCTGACTGGAACTGCTTGCAGTTATTTGTACAGACAAGGCTGCGGCATTCCTCACCAAATATGCACTCTTTTCTCCGGCCTTTCAAATCTCTCATTATGCTGCCTCCATTTGTAGAAATTTTTGTTTGAGCTCCTTGAGTAAAGACTCATCTTCAACATCTTTGCCATCAAGAATCTTTGTTGTAATTTTTCTCTTGCTGTCAAGAATTTTGATGATTGAATCCTCAATAGTTTCATCAGCCACAAGATAATAGATGTTCACTGATTCAGCCTCCTGACCAATTCTGTGAATCCTGTCCTCAGCTTGGTCGTGCTCACCCGGAGTCCATCCAAGCTCAAGAAACACAGTTGTGTCCGCTGCTGTTAATGTCAGCCCAACTCCAGCAGCCTTGATATTTCCAACAAAAATATTTACACTTGGATCACTCTGGAATCGGTCAACAGACTCCTGCCTTTGGTCACCACTATCCCTGCCATCAACCTTGACTGCCCTCTCTTGATATCTCTCCATTATTTTGTCAATAGTCCAGTGGTGTGTAGCAAAAACCACCAGTTTGCTCTTCTGCTCAAGGGTGTTATCAATCCAGTCAAATATTGAATCAATCTTGCCTTCAACAGCCAGTGTCTTCAACTTCTCAAACTGTACAAGTGTCTCAGCATTTGAGGCTTTGATTGCAGCCTCCTCCCCTTCATTGTCATGTATCCATTTAATGAAGTTGGCCTCTGCTCTCTTGTACTCTGTTCTGTTGTTGATATCAACAGCCACAACAGTTCTTTGCTTTGCTGGAAGGTCCTTGAGCACTTCTGCTTTTGTCCTTCTCACCATTATTGTCTCAGTCAGTATCTGGTGAAGCTCCTCTGTATGAGAGGCCCCAGAAAAATCCCACCCGAATCCATTATGGTGAGCACCGCAATATCTCTGAGCAAATTGCCACTGGCTTGCCCATGTATCCGGTTCAAGCAGATTGAGTGTTGTGAATATCTCTATTGGCTTGTTGATGATTGGTGTTCCGGAAAGACAAATTTTGTGCTCTATAGTTTTGGCAATCTGCCGGGTGAACTTGGTTCTTTGAGCTGTTACATTTTTGATATAGTGGCACTCATCAAGGATGATTGTTTTGAAGTTCATCAGCTTGAGCTCAGCCCAGTGCTTTTTCATTATGTCATAGTTGATGATAATGATATTGTGATCTCTATAAAGATCATGGCTGCTCCTCCCATACATAATGAATGGCTTTGCTCCGGGAATCCATTTTTTTGTTTCCCTATGCCAATTGATCTTCAAAGAGGCCGGACAAACAACAAGGGCTGGGAGCTTTCCCCCAGAACTCAAAAATGCCAGGGCCTGAACTGTCTTTCCCAGCCCCATTTCATCAGCCACAAGCCCACTCCCTCTGGAGAGAAGGAATTTGACACCCTGCTCCTGGAATGGATAAAGTTCAAGGCCCGGAGGAATGGTGATTTCAATTTTCTCCTCTGGCTTATTGCTGAACAGGTCCTCAACATCATTGCTGATTGTAAATCCAAAGCTGATCAGTTTGTTGACTATTATTTTTGAGGCCGGGGCAGTCCATTTTTTGGTGTCCTTGTTAAATTTCCTTCCCGGTAATGTTCTGACCTGCTCAAGAGTCTTGTGAAAGTCATCACCGCTGAATACAAGCTCAATTGTTTTGATGTCTTTGAGCCTTGCTATTTTACCGGCCTGAATTTTTCTTTCACTCTTGGGCTTGACTTCAATTTCCTCCGGAGAGGGAACAGGAATTGAATCAAAGTCAACTCCCCGGCCCTGCAACTGGCCTCTATATTTTTTGAGCATCTTGTGGGCTGCCAGAGCTTGCCTGAATGTCAGCTGACTTCTCCCAGCAAGGTCCTTCCCAAATCCGGAGTCAATTTTGTTGAATCCTTCCCCATCAACAGATGAGGCATAGTCACACCTATCAGCCAGCAGCTTCAAGGCTGAGTGTATTTGCTCATATTTCATCCTATGGCCTCCTGGAGCTGACTTGATATTTCCTGATACACTTTACAAACATCAGAATGCTTCCATCCCTTGTTTGTTCTCAGATGCTTCATCAGTGACTGCTTGGTGATCTTATTTTTTGGTGAGGCAATAAGCTCAATTGGAGCTTTCAATATTTCAGATACAACTGCCCAGGCCTCCCCGGATAAATCAAGGTCAGACAAAAACATTGGCTCATGATACTCTCCAGGAAGAATGCTTTCATCAACTGCTACAAATTCAACATCCCTTCTCTTCTCCTGAAGTCCATGTTTCAGGCTTTGGTATAAATAAGAACTGAACTTGCTCCGGCCCTCAAACCGATTTGCACACTCAGCAAAAATTAAATTTGCCTCACAGACCTTCTCATCAAAGTCACCCTCATAATTGCTGAACTTGTGGGCCATATGATAGATCATTGCTTCATTCTCTTTGTACATTTGTTCCTTGTTCATTGTGTCCTCCGGTTTATTGTTTTTAATATTTCAGCCCAGCTGGCACTTGATTTGAAAAGCAGTCAATTTCCATCTTCTGCCATTCTGGTCAATTCCAATTACTGGATATTTTTTTCTCTTTGGGTCAATGCTAACAATTTTGATATGATTGGCCCCAGCAACATAGGTCTGTCCATGATACTCCGGAGAGAGGCCGAATTTTGAACAGTATGTCACAAACTTCTCTTTTGATCTGTTCTCATCAGTCACTTCATCAGCTCCCATCTCATGGTGATATCCTGAATGGCCAAACATTGAGCTTGCAAGACTTTGAAAAGCTGCTCCATGCCCA